CCACACGTTGCCGTTGCGCCCGTCGTGCCACAGGCGGCCCCAGCCTTGGCGGCGCGCGATCTCGGCGCACAGGCGGGCCGAAGCGTCCATGCACGCGCGCGTGCAAGGCACGCCGGCCATGCCGCCTTCGTGTTCGATGCTCACGGTGCTGTTGTTGCTCGCATAGTTCGCGTCGCTCCAACTGCCGTCACTCTCGCTCACGTACTGGTGTATCTCGCCGTTGCCGCCGATGCCGTAGTGGGCCGAAGCGCCTCCGGCGCGTTGGAAAACGCTGTCGGTGCCGGTCAGATAGCCGACCATGATGTGCAAGGTGATATGGCTTATGGCGTAGCCGTTGCGCCCGTTGTAGTGGTTCGGGCTGCCCACCCATTTGATGTCGCTCACACTCTTGTCTCCTTTCATTTTTGTTGGTCAGTCGTGGTCGAACAGGTCGGCCGGCGGTTCTGGCGGCGGCGGGCCTAGGCCCTTGTAGATGTGGTCAACCAGAGCGCGGTTCCATTGCCACAGGCGTTGGTTGTCGGCTTGCATCTCTTGCGCCATCCTGTACGCCTCCAACCGGTTCTTGGCCGTGTTGAACAACTGGGACACGACGGCGCCGCCGATGGTGCCGCCCGTGCCAACCAGCGCGATAATCACGCCTTCGCTCATATGATCGAGTTCTTTCGAGTGCCCAACACCTGAGTGATAACGATCAGGTCTGCCAATCGGCCGTTATTGCTGCCGCACACGTTCGCTTCGCCGGTCTGGAATTCGTTGTCCCTGATGGAGTAGGTGTTGATGGTCTTTCCGATGATTTTGTAGCACCTATTCTTAAGGTAGAACGCCGTGGCGGAGGCAAAGAATGACGTTGTGAGGCTGATTACCTTTCCGTCTGGTTTTACCACGTCCATGCTGCCGAATACGTTGTCGTTGCTTTTGAAACAGATCGTCAGACGCTCGAAGTTCGCGGCGCTTTCCGATAGCGTGATGGCACCTGTGAAGGGTGTGTTGTCGTTGTCATAGAGCACAACACTGTTTTCCCTGATGGAGTCCAACTGCCTTTCAAGTGCGGCAACGCGGGCGGTGAGCTTGTTTGGGTCGGTGCCGTCGTAGTCGAAGCCGGCCAATGCTTCGTCGATGCCTTCGGCCTGTTGCCTGATGATGTCGGGCAGCTCGCGCACTTGGTCGCTGTCACTGGGATAGGGAAGACGGTAACGCTTCGTTGTCTCCATCGTTCGTCCTTTCTTTGCTCATTGCCATTGCCTTGCTTGCGGTCGCCGGTGGTGTCCCGGTCTTGGTGACGTGCCGGAGCGCGCCCAGAGTCCAGTCGGCCTCTTTGAACGTGGCCGTCGATGTGAGTTTCTTCATGTCGGCGCACGTCGGTTTGCCGCTTTTCTGGTTGCGTGCGGGCCAGACATGCACGCGGTGCGTCCACCGGCTGTTCTTGCCGGTCACGTCGTAGGGGAGAGTGCCGCCGATCACGCACCACGCGCCGGTGGTGGCCGGCGCGCTGGCGTCGAACCGGCTGCCGGGGAACAGGTACACGTCGGGCCGGCAATACATGTGGCGTTGCTCCATCTTGTCGCCCCTGAACGTGAGTTCTGGCAAGCGAACACGGTTGTTGCTTTCAGCCAGAGCTGCCACGGCTCTTGACATGTCGATGCTTGCGACGCTGCTGGCCGCGTTGCTCGGGTATTCCGTCCACTCGGCCTCGATGCTCAGACAGGTTTCGCCGTTGCGGGTCTGCGTGGAGATCTGGGCCACTCGGCTGCCGTCCACGTTGAACTCATACGTTGTGGCCGCCTGTGCCTGTTCCGCAGCGGTCGCGCCGGGGTTCGTCAGACCACGGTGCGCGTATCTCATTTCGACTTGCGTGTAGTAGTCGCCGGCGGTGCCCAACGTTGGGTCGGCGTCGATGATGACGCGGGACGCCGACGGGGTGCGGTAGTCGTCGTTAAGGTTGGTGCCGTAGTCGCCAAGCACGATGGTGGGGCCGGTGAGAATAATATCGGTGTCCCAATAGGCTCGCATGTCCCGGAATTGGGGCACTTGGTCGGCGTGCGGATGCTGATAGGCCATGAAAAACAGGCGGTCTACCTCGAAGTTGTATTTGCCGTCGATCTGTCTCGTTACCTTGCGTTCGCAGAAGTCCATGAAACTGTGCCGGTCGCTGGCCTTCGGCGGCGTCGAAAACGTGTTGTAGGTGATGTCGTAGGCGGGGATGCCGTCGAAGTTAAGCCATCGTCTCAGCGTGGCGTCCACGGTGCCCTGTAACCACCATTGGAAGCCGCGCGCGGCCTGCGCGTCGGTGCCGTCGTTAGGCCCCTTGCGGCAGTCGGTGCGAAGGATGTAGATACGGTCTGATGCTGTGAGCTTGATACGATTGCGGCCGCCGTCGTGGTCGAGCATCTGCATGTCGGTCACGTATCCGTCAAACAGGGAGAAGCACAAGGGACTTTCGTTATAGGTGCCCTGTAGCTCCCACGCCGGCCGGACGGTGAGCCGGTGGCCCATAAGCCCGTTCGCGCTCTTGGAATAACGGCCGCCCTGATCTATCAAGGTGATGTTCAGCACGGCCGGTTTGGTTTCATCCCACGGGTTATCCACGCCCCACTCGATTGTGAACGGCGACAAGGGCACAAGATCGTCGCTGCCGTCCTGTGCCTCGGGCAGTTGGCGAAGGTCAAGGAAGATGTGGCAGCCCTCCGGTAGCGGGTTGCTCCATTTGCTCACGGCACTCATAACGCCAACTCCCTTCCTCGCACCTTGGCCCAACGGTCAAGGCTCGCCACGATCTCGCCAGCAACCTTGTCGTTGTCAAGGTTGCCGTGCGCGTCCACGCTTATGTTCACGGTCACGCTGGCCGGACGCACCCCAGCCGCGCCGGCCGGCGCCGTGGTGTTGAACAGGCTGGGTGCCGAAGCGCGTGCGCGCAACGGCAACTCGGTGGCCGTCGGGTCGATGGCACGCGAAGCCTGATAGGCGCGCATGGGCTGGGCCATATAGGACGCGGAAGCCGAAGCGACGGACTTCTTAGCGCCGAAAAGGCCGGACACCCACCCGCTTACCTTGTTCCATGCGCCGCCAATCCAGTCGAACACGCCGCGCACTTTGTCGGCCAGCCACTCGAACTTGTTCGCTATCCAATTGATAGGGCCGGCGAAGGCGTTCTTGATGCCCTCGCCTATTCCACTGAAGAAACTGCCGATTGAAGACCATGCCGACTTCAGCCAAGAACACAGGCCGGCCCATTTCTCGCGTATCCAGTCGGCGGCAATTCCGGCGACTTTCTTCACGTTGTCCCAGTTCATCACCAGCACGGCGATAACGGCCACGATGGCTAGAATCACGGCCACCACCGGCAGAAACGCCAAGTTAACGGCACCCTGTGCTGCGGCAACGATGGCGGCCACGACGCTGTACGCGGTCATGGCGGCGTTCAGCGTGACTATGACGGCGGCCACTGCCGCGATCACGCCCACCAGCGGGCCAAGCCACGACGTGTTCGCCTGTATCCATGTGGCGACACTGGCGAGTTTCTCGGCCATCTGGGTGAGGAACGGCAACAGGGCTTCGCCCAACGCTGCCTTGGCGTTCTCGAAGGCGGCGTTCATGCGCTGTTGCTGGCCTTGCGCGGTGTCGGCCTCGCGCGCGAAGTTGCCCACGGCCTTGCCGCTCTGGGCGGTGATGGCGGCAAGCGTGGCTTGCATTTTGGCGTTGCGGTCGCCCGACTTGTACAGGTCGCCCAATCCCATGGAAGCGGCCTGAGCCTGTAGTGTGGCGTCGTTCAGGCTGATGCCGTACTTCTCTATGGGGTCCATTTCGCCCTTGAGCGCCGATGACAGTGCGTCCACGGCGTCGGCCGTGGTGCCGCCGAACATGCTGGACAGATCAGCGCCCAAGCCGATAAGTTCGTTTGTCTTGCTTGCCGACTGTTCCGCAGACATGCCGAAGTTCTGTAGCTGGCTGCCCACCAGCGTGGCGAACTCATTGTATTCGTTCTGGCTTAGGCCCACGCTCTTGGCCGCGTTCTTGCTCCATGCCAGCATCTGTTTGCTGGAGTCACCGAACACGGTTTCGACGCCGCCGACGCTTTGCTGTAGGTCGCCGGCAGCCTTCGCGCAACTGGCCGCGCCCGCGCCGATGGCGGCCAAAGCGGCGCTTGCCGCCACGCTCGCCTTGCCCACTTTGTCCTTGAAGGACATGCTTGCGCGTTGGGCCTTGTCCATAGCGGCCACGGCGCTGGTGGCGTCACCGATAATGCGAATGGCAAGAATCGCGCTTTTCATCGTCTCGCCTCCTTTGCCTCTTGCTCGGCCTCTTCGGTGGCCTCGCGTTCCTTTTCCAACAGTTCCAAACAGGTGCCCCAGTCCTCCGGGCTAGGCCCGCTCTCGCGACGCCACGCCCACGGGGTGCCGCCGAAGCGGGCGGCAAGCACGCACGAATAGGCGTTCAGGCCGTCGGCGTCCCAGCGGGGAAAGGGCCGAAAGTCTCTTCCTCGCCGTCGCTCACGTTGGCGGCCACCGGGGTGTCGAACATGTCCACAGCGTCGTCGGTGTCGTTGGCCATGTCCTCGATGCTCACGACGGTTGCCAGCCACCGGTCGAACGGCAGATCGGTGAGTGAGGTCTGGCGGCAGCGCATATAGGCGCTGTAGGCGTTGAACTTGACGGCGGCCTCCATGAGGCTGCCCCAGCCGTGGGCCTTGCCGTAGGTTTCTGCGGCGGTGCGTTGGAACATGGTCACCATGATTTCGTCGGTGTGACCGTCGGTGTAGCGAACGCGGGTGTTCGCCGGTATGGTGGTGTCGCTCATTTGCTTAAATCTCCTGTGGTTATGCGGTTTATGATCTTTTCGACGGCCTGAGAGTAAAGGGCCGTCCATTCCGGTTCGGTGTCCTTCGCGGCCTTGTTGGCGAAATAGGTCGCCTTGATGTTGTGGCCGGGCCAGCCGTAGTTAATGACGCCGGCATATGGCACCTTGCCTTTGTTGCCGGCACGCACCACGCCGGCTTTCTGGGTGGCTCCGGCGCGCACGGTGCGCGACAGTCTGCCGGATACGTGCGGGGCTGTTTTCTTGGCCTCGCCGGCGACTATTGAAGCGGCCTCGCGGTTCACGGCCTTGAGGTCTTTCAGATCGTCGCCGGCTTTCTTCAGGCTTCGCGCCAACTGGCCCGCGCCCTTCAGTTGCAAGGAGCCGTTGCCGCCGGCCGCAATCGTCCCGGCCAAACGTCACATCCCGGACGGCGTGTAGGCGCTGGGTGTCACGTCCGTTGCGGCAAAACTGAAGTCGTTGGCGTTCTTGCTCTTCACGTCGCCGCCGATCTGGATGCTGGCAATCGTCACCTTGCCTTTCCATTGGACGGTGCCCGACGTGTTCGGAATGAACGTGAACGGCAGTTCTTCGCCGCTGTGCTGGTTGCACCAGACCTGAAGGCCGTTCATGCTGAAGTCTTCCTTGACGCTGCCGGTCAGCGTCCAAGACTCGGTCTGGCTGCCGCCCTCGCTGTGCCCGTCAAGGAAGTTGTCAGGGTCTTCGGTGTCGGTGCTTGGTTCCAACGCTGTGTTGGTCACGTCCGCGCTAAAGTCCTGTTCGCTGCCGGTGTCTCCGATCTTGAGCGAGCCGGGGCCAAGTGTGCGTACCTTCGCCATGATTGTTTCCTTTCGGTTAGTCTTCGGTTAGTTCCAAGGGGTTAAGGGTCAGTTCGTAGGCCGCGAGGTTGCCCACGCCGGCCAGCGAATAGGTGACAGGCTTCGCGCTTCGCATGTTCACCTTGCGTTCCCAGAGTCTTTCGACCACGGGTGTGATGATGTCCAACGCTTGCACCTGTGTGGCGGTGGTGCCGGCGATAACGTTCACAGTCCAGATGCGCTCTTGGAACTGGTAGCCCTCGAACGTGATCGTCGGCGGGGCGGTCAGCATAACGGCCTTGCCGGGCAATGGCCGGGCCTCTTGGGCGTCGATGGTCACGGCGTCCACGAGGTCTCCGGCGGCGTCGGTGAGCAAGTCCATAAGGGCTTCGCGTTCCTCGCGCACGCTCACGGTCATGCGATCACCAGCCCGCCGGTGTTCACGCCCGCCGCCTTGAGTTTCGGCCACACCGAACGCAACGGGTCTGTTGAGATTCTGAACGATTCGGTGGTGCCGTCGCCAACGTCCATGACGCCCAGCCGGGCGTCGCGGCTGTTGTACAGGTCCGCAGCACAACTCACGATGCAATCGGCCAGTACTTCGTCCTTGATGGACGCCGCGCCCACGGCGCTTGCCACATACGCTTTTGCGGCGGCCAGCTTCGCGGCCAAGCGTTCATCGTCACCGCTTGGCACGCTCACTTCGTTGCGAAGCTGGGCCAACAACTGTTCGTCGTTCATGGTCACCTCAGGCGGTAGCGAACTTGACAGGCAACAGGCCGTCGGTGAACGTTGCGGCCACGGCCATGTATCCGTACACGGAATAGTTGTCCACGATGTTCACGGGGTCGGTGTTGGAAAGCTGGGTGGGGCCGCCGCTCTCCCACACGGTGACGGCGGTCGGGTCGATGAACGCGGCGGTGCCGGTCGGGGCCTTCGGCAGCAAGTACACCGGCACGCGCATGAGGTCGCCCACCACGCCGGTGACGTCGAAAGCGCCGATGGTATCCGACCCCTTGCCGGAAATGTCCATGAACCGGTTGCCCGAGTCCTTGAGCTTGATAAGGGCCAGCGCCACGTCCTTGGAAACGCCCAGACGGGTCATGGCCGCGTTCCTATCGTCCATCACCTCGGCGGCGTCAAGGATAAGGCCGGCCCACTGGTCGGGCGTCATGGCGTCCAAAGCGGCCGGGGCCGTGATGTTGTTCGGGTTCTCGGTCGCGTCGCGCTGTGACTTGATGAGGTCGTACAGGTAGGTGCGCACGGCGTTTTCGGTGGCCTTCGCGTAGGCGTTGTTCAGGGCCTTCAACGCCGTGTTGAGCATGGGGGTGGTGCTTCGGTCGATCACTTGACGCGACAGTTTGGTGTATCCGCCATAGGTGTTGATGTCGGCGGTCTTGGTGCCGAACTTCACCTTGCCGAAGGTCAGGGCCGCGCCCTCGGCGGTCTGCTTGGCCACGGCCGTGGTGTCCTCGCTCACCACGTTGTATTCCATGCTCATACCGGTGGCCGGCAGCGTGTCGCGGGTGAGGATGTTCGTCACCTTGCGGCGCTGTTCGATAATGCGCAGATCATCCGTAATCCACGCCACGGTGTTGCCGGTGTCGCCGGTGACGATCTGATCTCGGGTCTGGCGCATAAGGTCGATGGCGGCCGGGTGGTCGGCATTGCGTTCATCGCTCAGGGCCTTGAGGTAATCGCCGGCCGAACGGAACTCGCCGCCCAGCTCGGCCGGCTTGCCGGCGTCGAAGCCGGCGGCCACGGTGGCCTTGATGCCGCGCAGCTCCTCACCGAACGCCTCCAAGCGTTCGTCCACAGCATTATCGCGCTGTTCGTTGTTGGTGTTGTCGCCCATAACGGGTGCCTCCATTCCTTCGTCGTTGTTGTTGGTTGTGATGGTCTGGGAACGCTGGCCGGTGATTTCGGCGGCCGGATACGCGGGAATGCCGGTAACGGCCACCTCGAACAGGTCGATTGCCCTACGGTGGACTTCGGTAACGCCGTCGTCCGAATCGATAACCCTGTTTTCCACCGGCCTGAAGCCGATGCTGAAGCCGTCATAGACGCCTTCGCGTACCAGTTCGGCGGCCTCGCGCCCGCCCTCGGTGTCGGCCAGCTTCGCCACGACGTGCAAGCCGTCCGTTTCGCGGCGCATGTCGGTCAGCTTGCCGATAAGGTCGCCATGCTCGCGGCTTACCTTCACGGTCTTGCGGGTGCCGAAGTCGCAATCAGGGTCGATGATCTCGGCGTAATCGCTGAATAGCGCATATCGCTGGTTGAATGGCACGGCCACGCCTTCCAAGGTCATGCCGTCGCCGTCCGCGCCCGTGTCACGCAAGCGTAGGCCGGTGACGTTGAGCGTGCGCGCCTCCATAAGCCTTTCGTCATGCTCATTGCTCATTGGTGGTTCCTCCGATCTGTTGAATCTGGGCCGCCTGTTCGGGCGTCAACGGCGGCAAGCCCTCGCGTTCGCGCACGTCGTCCACGGTGAGCCACCCGGAACCGATGGCGGTCCTGTAGGCGTTGTAGCGGTCGGCCATGTCGGCGCGCCGGCTGCTGTCCCAGTCGAACCGCACGGTTCGGCCGCGCGGCAACAGGCCAGATAACAGTTCCTCGATCTCGCCCGTGTAGGCGGCCAGCGTGTAGTCGGCGAACTCAATCCACGACTGCTCGATATTGCTGTACGTCAGGTTGCTGCCATCGACGGCGGCCAGCATGATGCTGGCGGGAATGCCAAGAAGACGCGCGATCTGCGTCGTATCGAACTTCTGCGTTTCGAGGAACTGCAAATCAGCCGGCTTCATGTCGAGCGGGACGTAGGTAAGGTTGCTGCCCACCACCTTGATGTCACCGGCCTTGCCAGCCTTGCCCCAATCGTCCTTCGCCTGTTTCGCGCTGTCCGGCGTGATCTTCTGGTCGCTCTTCAGATAGCCCTTCACGTTGGAAGAATCGGTGTAGAACCGGGCCTTGTAGTCGCGGGCCATCTTCGCGCCCTCCACCTCTTCGCGGGCCGCCGAAATTGGGCCAAGGCCGCGCAACCGGCCGGGCACGTTCAGGAACTTCAGGTGGGTCACATCGTCGGGCGTGTACTCGCGGCCAAGATACGAATAGCGAAGCACCGGCGCGGCGGGGTCGCGGCCATCGTCGCGCACGGTCACCAGAGACGACGGCAAGACTTGGCACGACACCACTTCGCCGTCATAGCGCAGTTTGCGAACGTCCAAGCACAGCGACGCCACGATGTCGCTTATGAAGTCGCGTCGGCTTCGGTTGGCGTCCGGGCGGTCGATGATGGACGTAAGCGTGTTGAGCTTCACGCCGCCGCGCATTTCGTGCAACGGCAAGCCGGCGATTGCGGTCTGGAGCACCTGAACGCCACGGAACACGGTGGACAGTTGCAGCGGGTCATACGCGGCCGTGCGGCTGGGCGGCATTATCTCGGCCGGTATGTCGTCCACGGCGGCCACGCCGCGCGTGATGATCTTGCCGGCGAAGCGTAGCCGCTGAAAAAAACCGAAGTCGTTCATGCGACACATCATGCGCGCTCACGCATGGCCGTGGCGAGTGGCGCGCGCCATTGCCCGCCACAGTCCGCCACAGCCGTACATGGTCAGAATATTTGCAACGGCCCTTCTGGTTCGGGCCGGTGCGAGACGCCCCACGCGGCAAGCATGGTGCTTTCCAGCGGCGATGTCTGGCCGGTGCTGCCGCGCCTTGACACGCGCCAAGCGTCGCCGCTCCATGTGCGCGCGCTGTTCGCCGCGCTGGCGTCCAATTCAGCGTCGGCGGCATGGCGGACGGTGGCGTTTTCAAGGCCGCTCACGAACGCTTGGCCCACGCTGAGGAAGTCGCCGGCTTGCATGTCCACGAAACGCACAGCGGGGTCGCCGTTGATGTCGGCCAGCGCTTTCAAGCGGTCGCACAAGTCGCCGTTCGGGCCGCGCGAGTCCATGCACAAGGGCGCGTCGTAGGTGGCGCACAGTCTGGTGATCTCGCCGGGTGCCGCGCCGGTGCCGTCCAGCACCTTGAGCAACTGGACTGTTACCGTG